TGGCATCGGTCTCCAAAACCGAGTGTCGTGAGTTCGAATCTTACTGCCCCTGCCAAGGAAAATCAAGGGTTTGCGGGGAATCGTAAGCCCTTTTATTCTGACTTTTGGGTTACTTTTTGACTCACATAGAATCAAATACTTAGCATAGGGTGTCAGAACAAAGTCAGAATGAATTTTGGCATAAAAAAGCCCCGAAAGTATGCGGGGTTGTTATTGTTCTTTTTCGGCTTCCAGACGTTTTTTGAGCGTATTAAGTCCCATTCTTTCGGTCGGGCTTTTATATACTTCGTTAAATATACGCTCCTCCTTATGTCCGGTAAACATAATTGCCTCGGCTGTGGTAGCTCCGGTTTCGACGTAGGCCGTGCCGCCGGTATGGCGCATTAGCTTGAAAGTATATTTGAAACCGCAGGCATCACGGACAATGCGGAAATATTTAGCAAAGCGGTTGACAGTAAAGGGGCCGTAGTCATCAGTAATCAGGTAATCATCCTGAGCCATGAGCTGTGGAATGAGGTGTTTGGGAATGGGCAGACGCATCTCTTCTTTGGTTTTGTTTTGGGTAAAGTTGATGAAATAATTATCGCCCTTTTGATAAATGTCGCTTTTGCGTAATTTAAGAACATCAGCCGGGCGCTGGCAAAGATAGTCATCAAGCTCAATGGCAAGAGCAACATAAGGATGTCCGAGTTCTATTGCCTTATTTATTAAGATTTTCAAATGCTCACGAGGGATGTATTCTCTTTTGGGTTTCGGGAGTTTAATCCTCATATTGGCGAACGGATTGGCAATATCAGCGGGAAAGATTTTCTCCATAATGCCGAATTTATACATACGCCGCAAAAAAGCAAAGTGTTTTTGGACATCAAATATCGAGGTCAGTTGTAAAAAGTTTTCATACAATTTATTTGCAGATTTATAGTTAAATAAATCAAGCGGCGTATCAGCAAGAGATGTTCCTTTGGCGTTTTTGCGCTCTTCCATGAATTTATAAGAACGGTCATATTGAGCTTTCATCCGGTATCCGATTTCTTTATAAAATCGGGTGGTCTTGTATTCTTTCCAAAGGTAGCGGATAGTTTTAGGATTAAGAGGCGTTTCTCCAGTTTTGCGGAAGTTAACAGTTTGTTGGTAGAGCTCCAGAGCTTTTTGACACGCAGCAAGATAATCTTTTCCCAGAGACTGAGATTTGACTGCACAGCCCTCCGGGATAAGACGAGCGGGTAGGTTGAAATAGTAAGCTATTTCCCCGTTTGCCAGCTTCTTGGATGTCAAATAAGGTATTTTCATTTATTAATCTCAAAAGCAAAAATCCAAATCTGCAGTTGTCTCAACATGAGTGTTAAACTCCGTTTTTTCTCTGTAGAGTTTTACTTTGCGCGAAAAAGGTTTAATTTCTAATTTTCCCTCTTTCACGTATTTGTTTAAGGTGCGGTTGTCTCCGCTTTGGGCAGAGAGCCCTAGCAAAGATTTCATTTCTGCCGCTGTCATGAAGCCGTCATTTGTCATTTCTTTTTCTTTCAAAGATAGATAAGATTATAACCGCTACGATGAGGGACCAGGAAAAGGCTGATAAAAAAGATATGCCTATAAGTGTATACATATCAATTTTCTTTGCGTAATAGAGACACATGAGAAAACAAACGGCGATACCAAATAAGTAAAATTCTATCATTTTTGCTCTCCACGTGATTTTGTGCCGTACAAAAAAGTCCCGCAATGTTTACAATATTCTTGCGTATAAATGTTGTCTGGCTCGTACTCTGATGTTTCTTCGGATATCAGCACCCACTCATGCCAATCTTTTTTAAGCAGATTTCCAAGCCAGCATATAAAGCGCCTAATCATCTAGCTCTTCTCCTGCTTTCTTTATGGATTTAACAACTCCTTTGATAATGCTTGAGACTCCAATAGTTCCAATTGATAATAAACCATCTGTTTCGTCTTTTCGGTCGTCTGTAAGGCTTGACAAGTCTTTTCCAAGCTCACCAACGCAGCGAATTGGAGTAGATATTAAAGTTGTAATTGATTTAAATACTCCCATCTTGCACCTCGAATAAAACACTTAACGGTTTTCCGTCGCCGATAAAAATAAAATTCTCTTCAAAATACACACGGTCACAACTATTTTCCATATCATCCACAATGAAACTTCCATCTTGATTGTCGAAAAAATAAACCGACAATTTAGTAACATAAGTAATTCTTGCTAAATACCCATCCTCTTTATGTTTCCAAATCTCATCTCTTTGTGGAACTCTACTCATCTTTTTTGTCCTCGTAAAAAGTTACTTCATCTTTGCGGACAGGTCGGCAATTACGATAATAACAATCACCATCTCTTAAATACATATCATCTTTGTTACAATTCACTAAAATTCCTAATACTTTTCTTTCAGCGTCCCAAAACCAGCAAGGGCACCTGTTTTCGATGATATAGTTCCAATTAATAGGCTCTTGATAGATTTCCCAGTCATCGGCATCAACGTCATAAAAAGCTACATTTAAGCCACAACAACCTTTTAAGCTTATGGAAAGATTTTCAGGCCAATCTTTACGCCTAATTTTAGCTCCTGCTCTAAACTCTGGTAATATTTCCTCTAAATATGCCATTTTTTCACCTCAATCAATTACATTAAATTCTTCATATTCGCACGGCTCAAATGGCTTTACATAACCCATTGTCTCGCGGTATTCCTCTTCGGAAGCCAGACAGCATGGTTTTAAATAAAGCCACGCGTCGCACCATTCTTTTAATTTCGCGCGTCTTGGATAGCCTTTCCGGCAGTCAAACGCCCAATAATAAACGTAACCTTTAAAATACCAGCCGACATGGTTTTGATTTCCCAAAATGTATGAGCCATTTTCTGGCTTTTTGTCACTAAAATACGATGTAATTGTCATTGTTGCTCTACTTTCCTAAATTTTTTCCAAGTAAATAACATACAACAAATAATATTATTGTTTGAATTATCTCGGATAGATTTTCTCCTATCTCAATCATTTTCCTTACTTTCATTCAGCGCTGGAACTATTGTCATCGTACAGGTGCGCCGGATATATTTTCCTATTGGATCATCTGTTAAACTCATTTTCTACCTCAAATAAATCTCTCTGCTGTTTATCTACGCAATCTAAAAGGTCGAACTGTGATAGAAATTCTGCCTTAGACGAAAAACCTTCCTCGGTATAATATGCTTGTCGAGAATGATGTGTGCATTTTCCCGATTCTAGCCATGATAAATCGTTGTAGTGTTCAAAATTATCTTCACTTGCCAGTACCCCGCAAAATCTGAATTCTTTGGCGTTTCTTTCATCATGCAAACACACAAAAGCGAGCCTTCCATTTCTTGTCTTGTAGCGCAGCCCTAATTCAATTTTCATCTTGTTTTCCTTCCGAATAGCTGAATCGATAAGTTACAAAGCTAGCACCGGGCGAACGTAGCTAGCGTAGTACTTACCGTCGTTGCCGTACAAACCGTAACTGTAGTTAAGGGTCGAGCGCCACGCGGAGTTGCTGCTATACTCCGACGAAGACCAATACTCACCTTTCAGCGGTTTGCCGCCGACACTTTTCAGCATTTTGTTGATGGCTTTCAAATTTTTGCCAATAAACTCTATTTCATGCTTCATCGGCAATCTGCAATAGTGCTCTTCGCACCAAACTTTTGCGTCGAACCAGTCCATTTTGTCCGGAGCGTCTACCAACGCAAGGTCAAAATAATGCTGGTTATCAATGTAGCAGCGGATAGCTACCGGGGCTGTATCAGTTCTCAATTCTGCCGATACCTTTTCGCCCTCAACATTGTTACCGTAAAAATAAAAAATTTTGTCTTTCATTTCGTGTTCCTTTGTTTAAAAAATTTGATAGCCTTTGCGTTCGAGATAATTAGCGGGCAGCTCAGACATTATAAATTCGCCTTTTGTCCTTTCCTGCCAAAACAACAACAGCTTATTCATATACTGGCAAAATTCTCCTACTGACATTTTTGTTGTCGTTTTAACGCCAAAGAGCTTTTTGTTAATTTCATGGATTAGTTCTCCCGTATATGGAATTTGGTGTTCTCCGTATGATAAGCCGCTGTTATTTAGAAATTCGGCTAATTCTCCGTTGAAAAGCCAGTAATAAGAGTTTTGTTCATTGCTGCGTTTCTGTTTTTTTTCGGCAACTTCAACGGTAATCTTTTTGCCGGCGTTGAGCAAAAGTTCTGCCTGATTAAATAAAGCCCGAAAGCTTGGTTTTAATTGAGAAACCTGCGAAATATACATGTTTTTATCCCTAATACGGTATATTGTCTTTAATGTCCGTCAGACGGTTGAGTTCTGACATTATTGCATCCAGCCAGGCGGCAGAGCCTTTTTCCTTAAGTTCGGAGCAAAGGTTGTTGACATAGTCTATTTGAGACTTCGTTGCTTTGCGGTAAGTTTCCGATGTTTGTTCATTGAGCCACTTAAGGCTGGCTTCGTAACGCTCCGATAATGTTTTTTGCGGTTTGTGCTGCTCATAACTGCTTGCCCCGGCAGCAATCGCCTTGTTAATGGCTTTCGTTTGCGCCGCTTTAGCCGCTGCCGCCTCTTTGGAAAAATTATCAGTGCCTTTGTCATGAGTGTTAGTTGCGTCGGCATCTCTGGTGTCGTCGATAGCCAGAAGGCCGTTGAGGGCATATTTTCGCGCATAGGAAGAAGTTGCACCGGTAATCTGTGCTTCGTCCATGCCCTTTTTTGATTCCGGTTCGCGAGCATAAGCTGTATTTTCAACAAATTCATCTTTGGACAAAGCAAGGCAGGCGGTTGCCTTGACATAATAGCGGCCATCCAGCACGATAACTTCATCTGAAACGGTAAGAGCGCAATTATCTAAAAGAGGTTTTACGGCTTCCAGAATGTCTTCGCAAGAACGGTAGTTATATCCGCCGAAATTGTTTCTCTGGTTTTTCGGGGCTTTTAGTTCTTTTTGAATCCGGCTCAATTCTTCATAAATTGTCATTTCTCAAATCCCTTTAAGGTGGTTTCAACTTTCTCAAGTATGGTTAAAATTTTATCCTGTTCTGCATTTTCTGAACGTATGTAGTCAGAAATCTATACAAGCGTTTCAATTGCTTTTTCTTCGGTTGTCATGGTACCTCACATAAAAAATCCGATAAAAATCGTTGAAAAAGCCAAAGCAACTCCTGAGTATTCAATTATTTTTTCCATTTTTTTCTTCTTTCTGCGTATCTTCGTCAGAGGGAAGGGGTTCGGCAAAGCTTCCGAAAATGGCTTCAAACATTTTCGCCTGATATGCCAGTAAATCTTTATTCATAAATCATTCCTCCCATTAAGTTGCTCATCAAAATTTTGTGGTTTTCGGTTAAACGGCGGTTTAGACGTTCGTTGAAATATTTTCTTAATTTTGCGGTTTTTTCCAAATCTTCGTCACCGTCTTCAAATCCCTCAGCTATCTGATAATCCTCAAGGTTGTTAAAATATTCGGAGAAAGCAAACGTCAGACTTATGTCGTATCCGTATGACCATTCCTCGGGATTGAATTCGTTTTCTTCAAATCTCCGACACATTCGGTTAAGGATTGAGTCAAATTTTTTATTTCTCATGTTTAATTTCCAAATAGCTGAATCGATAAATTACAAAGCTAGCAACGGGCGAACGTAGTTATTGTAGCTCTTATAGCCGTCGTGCAAACCGTAACTGCTGTATAGGGTAGAGTACCACGCGCTGGTGACGGAGTACTCCGACGAAGACCAATACCAGTCGTTTTTCAACGGCTCGCCGCCCGCACGAATAAGAGCTTTGTTGACGGCGTAAAAATTTTCAGAAATCGCCATCCATTCCTCTTTGGTTGGAATTCCAATTTTTACGGCGTCATGCCAATTCATTTGTTCCGGCTCATCGCGCAACGCCAGCACAATTACCCGGCCGTTGATAGCGCCGGCGCGAACGCCGACCGGCTGGCCGTTCTTTTTCACAATCATCACTCTGAATTTCATGTTTATTCCTTTTGTTTTAGTTATCTTATGAACTCACGATAACAAATCGTTATCTTATTGTCAATAACAAATCGTTATTGTTTTGTGAAAAAAATAACATTTCGTGATAATTGATTGAAAAACAAAGAAAGATTTTTTAAGAAAGAGCAAAAAAAATACCACCCGAAGGCGGTATAAAAGTGATATTCTTCACCCAGATAGGGAGCGCGCACCATCCGGAGCCGTGCGTCTGTTGAATATCTTTGACGCTAAACCAGATTTACTGAACCATAACTAATGTTTCAGGAAAGCAGGAATTTGTCAATATCATTCTTCATCAGCAAAGGTTATTTTTTGTTCTTCGAAATGGATTATTGGTAATATCAGAAGTGGGTAGGTTGTTTGAGAGGTTGAAGCTCGTAACACTTCACGCAATATTCCATAAAGGGTGGATGCTGCACCATTGCTTAATAATCGGTCTCTCATCTCTTCGTTGATACATTTTTCTCCAGTTCCAAAAATCCCAGTTATTTTCGCTTTAATTTTATAGTCAGGAAGTTCTTTATATTGCACGGTACAAGTTAAACTTACGAGATAAATGTTGTTTGCCGCTTGGTTTTTCCCAAAAGCTAAATCTGTAGTCATTTCAATATTTAGCTTCTTTTCGGGAATCAGAGCCATTGGTGCTTGAATATTTAGCTCTTCAATAAAATATTTTTTTAATGATAAAAAGTCACTCATAGGATGATCCTTAGCTTATTTTTATTTGCTGAAAAAGCTTGTTTTCTGCTTTTTCGAATAATGACAAATCTATATTGTCATTGTTATTGTCGTATGTAAATTTTATTTCGTTATTTTCTGTCTTTATGTTCTGCGCCTCAGAGCATAAGATGCTTATATCGTATAATTGAGGTTGGCTCATTTCCATTTTTAACGCATTAGCCAGTTTTTCCATCGTAATCATAGATATATTGACACTACAGTTAAATATTTTGGAAATATATGCTGCAGAGACCCCCATTCTTTCAGCTAGTTCTTTTTTGCTGATTTTTCTATTTCTCATTAAATCTTCAATTTGGCTTATGAAAATAAGGGTCTTGGTTTGAGCCTTATAATAAGGACTTTTCCGTGCTTCTTCAAAGCTTCTTTTTACCATTATAGTTCCCCTTCATTTATCAATTTTTTAACAATAGATTTAAATCTGTCTTTGTCTTTTTTGTCGGTTGGCTGAGTCTTCTTTAGAGTGCCATGCGTAAATATAATTAATTTATTTGCATTGATAACAATTGCATATAAGCGGTGTTGCCCATGGTGTAGTCCATACATTTTGCATTTAGTTTCATTGGGTTGATTCTTGTTAATTATATAATCTTCTCCGGCTTCATGAAATATTTTTGAAGGCATTTTTTGAGGCCCCAACGTTGACAAACTATCTATTTTTGATGCAAGCATTTGATAGTCGGTCAAAGAGATTTGTTCTAGATATTTCTCTGTATCACACCGCCTTTCATTGTGCTGATAGTATAATATTTCCCAATTCTGCTTTATAACATTTTTCAGAGGCATTCTATTTAACCTATAAGTTAATTATAGTCAATCATTTATTAAAAATCAACCATACTTTCGCGTAATATTTTCTTATCATTACAAGTCCTTCAACTTGGTCTGGTAGTCGATGACGACGGCGATAATCTGATATTCGCAGCTTTCGCTGCCAACAATGATGTTCGTATAACGCGGGTCAGTAGACATGGCTTCCAGTACGACGGTATTATCATCTAAGCGGTTATACTTTTTTACAGTTGCTTCATATTTTCCGTCATTTGAAACTCTTTGAGCAACAATAAAATCGCCATTTTGAATCCCGTCAGGAACCATATCACAATAATCAGCAATATCTAAACAAATAAGAGTTGTCCGTTCGGGCGGAAATATCTTGTTCATGGAATTGCCACGGACGCCAAGAGCAAAAATATTGCGTTTGCGCAAGTTGTCATTAATGGGATAATTGACAGGCAGCCATTCGTCGCGCGGCAACTGAGAGGCCTCTGTCCATGCGCCGGCTTCAACAAATCCTATGCGGAAAATTTGTTTCACTGCTGTTATAGTTGACTGTTCATCTTCAAAAAGAGCGTTTGGTGTAGTACCAAATATTTTACAGAAATTTTGGATATTCTCGGCATCTGGTTCTCGACGTCCATTTAGCCATTGATTTAGACGAGGCTGTGATACTCCTAACTTTTCAGCAGCATAATATTGGTCTATTTTGAGATTTGCCAATATTTTCTTCATTTGCGAACCAACACTCATGGCGACTCCTAAATTGATAGTTTCCTAATGGTATAACATTTTGTTATACTTTACAATTTTAAAATAATAACATTTAGTTATCTTTTGTATTGACTGAAAGATAACATTGTGTTATCAGATATTGCAGGAGGATATATAAATGAATGTTATCAATAAATTGGGTGGGGTTTCAAATGTCTACAAAATATTGAAAAAGAATGGTTGGAACTGCTCGCTGTCTGCTTTGCGTATGCAAGTTAGCAGACATGCGCTTTCGCGCGATGTTTGTTTGATTCTCGCCGATTTTATGAATAGAGAAAAAATTTCTTATACAGCCAATGACTTTTATTTAGCCAAAGAAGAGGAGCGGAAGTGAGTGAAGCGATATGTCGCTAAAATCAGAGAGCTTGACGGTTTAGTTCAGAAGTGGGCTTGCCGCCAGAGAAGTTACATATCCGGTTATCCGGCGCAATGCGGGCATCATTATATTGGCAGGTCGGACATGCTGCTGCGCTGGGATTTGCGCAACATTATTCCGCTGACATTTGACGAGCACCGGCTTTTGCATGACAGAATGCTGGATTGGGACATTAAAAACCCTTTTCGCAAACAGTTTTTGCTTAATCAGAAAAACAAAGGGTTAAAAACTTATCTTTTGGAAGAAGGTTTGACTGTTGAGGAGTTTTTGAAGCAAAGCAGGCAAAAGATTATGCAGAAACTGGGATTATGAGAAAGAACAAATGGTCGGACATAAGAATCATGGAATGGAGTGTTGAGGTTTTTCCGGGGTTGAGATGCGAAAAACAGATTAAAAAGCTGGAAGAGGAACTCTGCGAAGCCGAAGCTGAATATGGGAAAAACCGGGAAAGATGGCTTGAAGAAATGGCGGACGTGTCCATTGTGGCAACAGTTTTGGAATATCGTTTTAGGTCTAAAATCGGAGCCATGATAGGCCGATATATAGAATGCCTGCCTGAGAAAAACCAGATTTTTGAAGCAAGGGATAAAAAGATGGACGTAAACATTATGCGGAAATGGTCAAACATCAACGGAGTATATCGTCATGTTTAAGAAGTTACTGGACAGAATTAAAGGTTCGCCGATGCAGCAAAGGGCAATTCCGGCAAATGATGAGCAGACAGCTCTGATGGTTGCGGTAGGCAATCGTGAGCGCCGCAAGGCTTATTTACTGAAAAAGAAAGCCGATACAACGGCGGCTTTGTTAAGCTGGTGTCGCGCCAATGGTAAATAAGTTAAGAGAATGGCTTTTTTATTGGTTGATGAAAAGGGAAATCAACAGGTTAAAAAGAAAGATAAAGGGGCGGAAATAAAAGATGGAAAGAACGACAATATCAACGGATTTGCTTATTCAGAAATTAACAGATAATGAGCTTGTTGCCATAATTAAATATCAGTCATTATGGGCAATGCTTGAGCGCCAACCTGATGATAAGACTGCGCTAAGATACATGACACAAAAGCAGTTAATCATAGCTAAGAGTTGGGCGGATTCAATAGAGATGTTTGTAACATCTGATATTAATTCAATCAACAAGAAGAGAACACGTCAAAAAAAGAGCTATGAAAAACAAAGGGTTGTGGAAAATTCCGACGCCGCTAATAAAGGGACTGTTATTAATAGAATTAATGTAAAGAAAAATAATAAAAAAGAAATTTTACAACAGTTCGAAATTTGGTGGGCTGAATATCCAAACAAAAAATCCAAACAGGACGCACAACGGATTTTTGAAAAGCTGCTTACAGCCCAGAGGGTTTCCTTTGACGAGCTTCTTGCCGGAGCTAAAGCGTATGCTGAGCATTGTCGACAGGAAAAGACTGACCCGCACTACATCAAACATCCTTCAACATGGCTCAATCAGGGATGCTGGGCGGATGAGTATGCACTTTCCAATCATGCAAACGATGATGATTTTTACCGTAGACTGGAGGCTTTGCAATGAGTGAACAGCTGAGAGCAACGAAGTTTTTTCTTGATAAGGTCAAAAGACTTTATCCGACGTTTCAATACCCTGATGAGATTGATGTTGAACTCTGGACAGAGATTTTGGAAGGGCACTCGCAAACGGATATTCTGGACGCATTAAAGGCTTACCGCCGGGAAACGGAATACAACAAAGCGCCTAATCCTGCGGAATTTAAGAAGTTTCTGGCCGCAAAATCTGATAATCAGGGAATGCGCGGCAGGATTTTCAAATGCGCTGATGAACTGGGAGACAAGTATGGCAAAGCTGCTCGCGGCAAGTATCTGGAAATTGCCCGCCAGCAATGGCCGGATGTCGATTTGAGCGGTCATTGCTGGGAAGAGCCGGCCGTGCTTGGCTGTGAGAAAAAATTGCCCAAAGACATGGCTTCTGACCTGATGAAACAGGATATTCGTTTCGGCAGTTGCCGGCATTTGTTGCCGGTGTATGAGCGGGCAGTTCGTTACGTTGCCGAAGATTTACTGGCTCGGGAGATTCCGGCCGACGAATGGAGAAGATTGGATTTGTCTGAACGGTGTGTGCTGGCTATGAAACGCGGCTTGTTTAACGATTTCAGCAATGTTCTGGTTTTGGTTTGTCGTCAGATGTTGGGCAAAGATTATCAGTTCGAAAGTAAAAACGGGCTCAAAGACGGCTATTTTGGCAATGAAACGAAAAAACTTGTAAAATATTTGGGAGCCCATTATCGCACGGATGATGATGTTCTTGTGGCTGCGTCAGGATTGTAGAAAGGAACAGAAATGAAGAAAAACGGCAAAAAGAAAATTACGGTAGTTGATAATCATAAATTTTTTCCGCCGGTTTTGCTCAAATATGCCAATGACGGTTATCTGGAGTTGAACGACGCCGAAGGCTATCTTGACCGCAGTCTGACCAATTCGACCGGGCTTGTGCGTCTGGAAGCCGGCCGCTGGCTTGCCTATCAGCATTATCACGGCTTTGAGCGTCCGTATGGTACTCACGCATCTGATTTTACCACGGAGCGGGTAGACGGCGGATGCAACAAGACCGGCTACTATACAGCAGAATATTTTCAACAGCGCTATAACGAGGCGATGGAGCGGGTTCCCGAAGCGTTTCGTGCCGTTGTCGTTTTGGTCTGCATAGATAACGAACCGATAAAAGCGCCGGCTGAATGGTCCGAGCGAGAGCGCCGTGAATATGTTGCCGTCAAAAAATATGATTTATGCAGGGGGCTGGATTGTGTCCGCCGCTATATGAAATTTGGCTCCAGACATTGAAAACTCTTGTTTCTCTGCATATCTCAGAGGAACGTGTTGACAAAAGAAAAAATATTACCTTTATGAGGGATTGACAATTTAAAATTATTATGCTTAAGATTGGTTTGTCAGGCGAGGGCGCCTGATGGAGCTTGAAAACCTCCGACTTCATAGAGGACATACCAATCTTAACGGAATGGATAATATGTCCGGCGGCTAAGATGATATGTCCAGGCAAAGGCTAAAACATCTTAGACTCGTTTCTCTATGGCGGGGTTTTCACCGCCGGACACCTATTGAAAACAGGGCGAAGCGGTCTCCAAACTTTTAACATAGAGAGATTAAGATGAACGATTTGACCGTTTTTAACTTTGAAAGCCAACCAATCAGAACTTATGCTGATGAAAATGGGGATACATGGTTTTGTTTTCGTGATGTTGCTAAAGTTCTGGAAATTTCCAATTTATCATATCTAAAGAAAAGATTAAATGAAAAGGGGTGTCGTTTAACGTCAACCCTTACAAAAGGTGGTAAGCAAAGCCTTATATTTGTTAATGAGGGTAACTTGTATCGGATGACTTGCCGTTCGGACAAGCCGCAGGCCAAGCCTTTTGAAAATTGGGTTTATGACGAAGTTTTGCCATCTATCCGCAAGACCGGCTCTTATACGGTTGCCAACAAAGAAAAAAGCTCCACCAACATCGATGAAATAAAAAAAGCCATTGTTCTTGCCCTGCGCAAAAACAGTGCGCCGTTGTCTTTTAAAATCAACGGGGAAGTTATTTCCGTTCCTGAACCGGTGTATAAGGGAATACACACTGGTCTGCTTCAATTAGACCCGATTATGCATAATCTGTCTAAAGTGATAGAAGGTGCCTGTCGCAAAGCGGTTCGGGAAGAACTTAAAAGAATTATAATGAGTTAGACTGAGAGGAATTCGAATGTTAAATGATGAACAAAAGCAATTTAGAGACCGTTTGGTTCGTCATGCTGAAATGTGCATGAAGCGGAGACAGAGTTGTCAGGGGGAAGAAGCCTGTAAGCAGGGACTTATTTTGCCGTTCATCCAGCTTCTCGGTTATGATATTTTTGATGTTGATGAAGTTCGTCCGGAACATTCGGCGGATTTTTCCGATAAGTATAAAAATCGGGTTGACTATGCTATTCTCAAAGAAGGCGAGGCTGTTATTGCCATTGAGTGCAAGCTTCAGGTTGACAAGGCAGACCGCGGACAGCTGAAGAGTTATTTTAACGCCTGCAAGAGTGTTAAGCTTGGTATTTTAACGGATGGGCTTAATTATGAATTCTTTGCTGATTGTGATTCTCCCAATATGATGGATGACGAGCCTTTTATTTCTTTTAATTTTGAAGAGTTTGCTCAGGGCCGTATTGATGACGAACAGGTTAAAGCAATTTCCAGTTTCAGCAAAAGTGAATTTGACCCGGACAATGTCGGGGCTGAAGCTAAAAAGAAGGTTATTTTTTCTTCTATTATCAATTTTTTGGAAAATAATCTGCAAAATCCGAGTGAAGACTTTATTCGTTATCTTTTAAGCAATGCCGAAGGAATCAACCAGAAAATAACCCGCAAGGTTATGGAAGAGAATACTGATATTGTTAAAACCGCTTTTCAGGGTTTTATAGACAAGCGTATTTTGGACCGAGTAGGTTTGGCTGATAAACGTTTGGTTAAAATTGAAGAGAAAAAGGAAGAAACTCAGGAAACGGTTCAGATGGTGCCTGTGCCTCAATCAGATATTGTTACGACAGATGAAGAAATGTATGCGTTTACTTATGCCAAGCAACGTCTCGCCTTTTTGGTCGATAGCGATGAGCTGTATCAGGGTATTGATAAAATTGAGTGGAGAGATTTTAAAACGACATTTACTGTCTTCTATAAAAAAGAAAGAAGCGGAAAAATTTTTAATTTTCTTGAAAATGGAGATGGGACCAAGAGTTTCTATTTCCCGATGATGGAAAATCGAGAAATCAGATGTTCTTCACATGACTATAAAGAAATTGATGCGCTTCTTTTAGAAAGTTATAAAAAAGCGCTTGCAGAAGTACGATAAGGAGGAAAAATGTCTTTATTTCCATCATCTTTTGCAACAGGAAAAGTTCTGGAAGGAAGATATAAAAACTGTATTATTCAATGGTATGGAGAAAATATTAAAATACATACCGGATTTATGCAGAGACTTCCGCTTACTCCCGATACAATAGAAAGTTATGAAGTTATTAAGGAAGACAATAATAAGAGCACCGGAAGCGTTGTCGGCAGAGGTTTACTCGGCGGCCTTTTGTTTGGAGGTTTGGGGGCTTTAGTCGGAGGATATACGGCTAAATCTAACGGTGTGGTTATGGAAGTAAACTTTAAAGACGGTTCATCGTCCATTTTGCTTTTGCCGCAGGATTTTTATTTGAAGGTTATTTATGATTTAAAACATAAAAATAACAAAGGGGTACAATTAGAAGAGTTATCGACAGGCGGAAAAATAATCCGTTCGTTGATGTTTTTTATTCGCAGAACGTTAGGATTCTGTTGTGGAGTATTAGCTTTTGCTCTTTTAGGGTTTGTTTTCAGTGATAAAAACCCAGATAAGGTTCTGTCTATTGTCTTTTCTCTTTTGTTTCTTTGGTTTTCTTTTGTTTTATGGAGAAAAAAGAATTAAAATTAATAACTTGTTTTTACAGAACTTGAAAGTTTAATCGTTTTAATTTTAATGTTTTTGAAAAAATGTGTTATTAAATTAAAAAGAATTGAATAATGTAAACATATTGATATTTTAGCTCTTGACAATACGTACCGAGTGAGATAACATTTCAGGCATAATGCAAGATTTGTCTTTAGACATTTCTTGCATTTGTTTTTTAGCCTGTTTTTATCTGCTTACGTTCAGGCGTTCTCCGCTGTATTGCCGCCGGTTTTTTCCCATTATGCCGGCGGCTTTACTTTTTCTTGAGTCGGTTATGGATTTATCTCCGGTATACAGAATAATATGTTATGCTCTGGCGGCCTATAATCTGGCCAAAGATGCGCATTATCATGCCAAGTATAACAGTTTTTACAGCAACCATCTTTTTGCTGACCATCTTTCTGAAAAATGGGACGACTATATTGATGAACTCAAAGAAGTTTTTTATCTCGGCAATGAAGCCAACACGCCCGAATCAAAACAAATCCTTCAGGACACAATCCCGCTTATTCCCGACATTACCGAGAACACTCACGAAAACAACATTCTTCTCTATAAGTTCTTTTCGGACTTTCACGCGCAAATAAACTCCCTCAGAGAAAACTTTCCGATGTCTTATGGAGAAGAAAACCTCATTGGCGATATTGACCAGCTCGTTCAAAACAACAAAGGGCTGCTCTGGCGCGCTACTTTAGGATAATCAATGACCCTAACCGCAAAACAGGAAAAGTTCTGTCAGGGCGTCGCTAAAGGTCTGACTTATTCCGATGCCTACAGAGAATCTTACAATACTGATAAGATGAAAGCCGAAACAATCAACCGTGAAGCTTTCGACCTCATGAAAGCCCCCAAGATTGCCGCAAGGGTTGAGCAATTAAAGCAGCGGGCCTTAAAACGCTATGACCTCACCGTTGATGATATTATTTCCGAACTGGAGGAAGCAAGGGAGATAGCCAAAGAGACAAAGACATCAGCGGCAATGGTTTCGGCATCTATGGGTAAAGCCAAGCTTCTCGGATTGGTAACAGACAATATTTCAGCCAAGATTACGCAGGCGCCGACCATTGTTGATGATATTTGATTTTGTTTATTTTGGTCTATCCAGTCTAAAAAGTGCCCGTTATTACGGTTAAACACAGAAAATTGTAGACAAAAGAAATGATATGGAAGAAGGCAGCGTAAAACTTTCCGGGCTTATCGCTCCGTCATTTTATGAACTGCATCGACTGGTTAAGAATTATTGCTATACATATTACTGGCTTAAAGGCGGTCGCGGTTCCACCAAGTCGTCGTTTATAAGCCTTGAAATCGTTCAGGGTATAATAAAAGACCCGCAGGCGAATGCGGTTTGCTTCCGCAAGGTCGGCGATACGCTGAAAGACAGCGTTTTTGCTCAGATACTATGGGCAATTGACGCTTTGGGCGTGAGCGATTTTTTCAGAGTTATGCTGACGCCGCTGCGGGTTATCTACAAGCCGACCGGGCAAGCGATTTATTTTAAAGGCTTGGACGACCCCAAAAAGACTAAGTCTATCAAACTGCGAAAAGGCTATTTCAAGTTTGTGTGGTTTGAAGAACTGGACGAATTTTCCGGTCCGGAGGAAATCCGCAAGACAACCCAGTCATTTCTGCGCGGTGGCTGTCGTTATGTAGTTTTTAACAGTTACAATCCGCCGCGGAATACATCTAACTGGGTGAATAAAGAAAGCGCCGTTTGCCGCCCGGACAAATACGTTCATCATTCGACGTATCTGACTGTTCCCCGCGAATGGCTGGGCGAACAGTTTTGGATTGACGCTGAGTATCTGAAGAAGCAGGATGAGGCTTCTTACCGTCATGAATATCTGGGCGAGAGTGTCGGCAACGGTGCGAATGTCTTTACCAATGTTGTGCTGAGGCCGATTGGCGATGACGAGATAAAACGGTTTGACGCCATTCGGCAGGGAATTGACTGGGGCTATGCGACCGACCCGTTTGTTTTTCTGAAAATGAACTATGACCGCAAGCATCGGCGTCTTTACATCTTTGGCGAGATTTACAAGCCCGGCCTGTTGAATGATGACGCTATGACCTTAATCCGCCAGATGTTTGACCCGCGCCAGACGATTATTGCCGACAGCGAAGAACCAAAGTCTATTGCCGAGTTCTGGCGTTCCGGCTTCAACATTCGCGGCGCTGAGAAGGGCAAAGGCTCGGTTGCTTATGGAATTAAGTTTCTACAGCGTCTGGAGCAGATAATCATCGACCCGGTGCGCTGCCCGAACACGGCTAAGGAATTTACGGAATATGAATTCATCCGGGAGAAAGACGGCACTTTGCGCGACGATTACCCGGACAAGAACAACCACGCAATTGATACCTCACGTTATGCGCTCGAATTTGACATGGACAAGCGAGGCCTTTTTTAATGCTTAAAAGAATTATTAACAAATGGATTGAAAAAGCCGTTGCCCAAGAGGTTGCCAATCAAAACAAGTTAAAATGCCGGGAAGACATCTATGATAAGCTGCGTCTGGCGGAAGTAGACCGCAACGAACTGCTGAGCCGTTCCATTCAGAGAACCTCGAAAGACTTTAAGCCCGTCAACGCCAAAGGTCAGGCTATGGATGCGGCCAGTGTCGGCGGCAGCCTTAAAAATGTTTTCGGCGTCAGCAACTATGCCGATGATATTATTTTTACGCATTTTGCCCAGCAGGGTTTTATCGGCTATCAGGCCTGCGCTTTGCTTTCGCAAAACTGGATTATCAACAACGCCTGCAGCGTTCCCTGTGAGGACGCTATTCGTCCGGGATACGAAGTCAACCTCAATCAGAATGCTGAGCATGATGATCCGGACATGCTCGTGAAGATTAAACAGATTTCCGAGCAGAAATTCAGAATTTCGGATATTGCCCGCAACTTTGCCCGCAACAACAAGATTTTCGGCTGTGCCTTGGCGCTGCCGGTAGTTGACGGCATTGATTACAGCAAACCTTTTAATATTGACGGTGTGCGGCGAGGTGCGTATAAAGGCATTTCCCTGATCGAACCATACTGGATTACGCCCGAGCTTGATGCTGAAGCAACTTCGGCACCCGAAAGCCTTCATTTCTACGAGCCGACCTGGTGGCGTTTGCCAAACGGCAGAAGAATTCATCGTTCGCACGTTATTTATATTACCGGCGACGAAGTGCCCGATGTTCTGAAACCGACATATTACTTCGGCGGCCTGCCGCTTACTCAGCAGATTTACGAACGCGTTTACGCTTCGGAGCGCGTAGCCAACGAGGCGCCGCTGATGGCCTTGACCAAGCGTATGCTGATTGCTGACGGTAATATTGAAGCCTATCTCATGAATGAGGAAGAGGCTGAAGAAAAGCTGCGTAAGTTGTCCTACTGCCGTGACAACTACGGTGTCTTTTTCAAACGTCCGGGCGATAATGTGCAGCAGATAGACACGTCGCTGACCGATTTTGACGCGCTGATTATGACGCAGTATCAGCTGGTGGCTTCCATTGCCCGCATGCCGGCGACCAAGCTTCTGAAAACCACGCCGAAAGGCTTCAATGCGACCGGCGAATATGAGATGAAGGACTACATTCAGGAGCTGCAGCATATTCAGGACAACCAGATGAAGCCGCTGATTGACCGGAACAATCTGCTGGTCGAAAAGTCTGAGTTCGGTTTGTCCTATGAATTGGAAACCAAATTTAACCCGGTTGACATGCCGACCGAACGTGAACTGGCAGAAGTCCGCAAGATTGATGCCGATACCGATGCCGTGCTGATTAATGCCGGGGCGATTACGCCGGAAGAAGCGCGGGCGCGGATTATAGCTGACCCGAACAGCGGCTACAACGGGCTTCCGGCGGAAATGCCACACAGCGATTTTATGGAAGAGAATTTTCTCGATGACGAAACCGCCGCCGGCGAGCAGCTCTTTGGAGAGCAGCCGGAACAAACGCTTGACGAATGGAAAGAAGAAGACCATCCGCGTGCTGATAACGGCCAATTTGGCAAAGGTGGCGGAAACTCTTCAAATAATGGAAAAGAGGATATTTCAAAATTTTTACAGGAAGAAATTTCCGGTGTTAAAGGGCAGGAAGCTATTCAGGCTCTTATGGAAAAAAAGAAAGGTTTTGTTAAATCTGCTTTTCATCGTGAAGATGTCGGCGATATTGCCTTGTTTTGGGGAGATGAAAAAAGGGGGTTATCTCACATTCTAAAAAGGCGCAATGATGATAATATCGACATTTCGGCTTTTGTGAAAGATTTAACCGACGTAGTAGAAAAAGGAGAATTTGTCCGAACAAACGAGAAAGGGCGTTATGAAATCTTCTATAATAAGAAGATGGCTGTTATAGAACCTGAAGTTAAAAACGGAAAAATTACTTTTCTGCTTACAGCATTTAAAAGAAGAAAGCCATAAAAAAAGATGATGCTTAGAGCAGCCGCCGAACCTGCTATTCAAAGATACAGCTGAGGCGAAAATTTCTGTATGTCAAAGCATCATCTTAATATCAATATAATATCTTGAATCTCAATAAAAAGCAAGCAAAAAGTTCTATGGCAAAGCCTCAAATCATACGCGGCGGCAAGCTCAATGCCAATGCCGGGATAGAATCCTGGTATATGGGAGAGCTGGAGAAACTGAGCCGGGCGATGACCCGTGAATGTGCCCGCGAGCTGAAAAAGCTTTATGCCAAGGAAGACAACCAGATAAAATTTGCCGAGGACGACAGCATTTCCTCGCAGATGCGGATTAAGCTCAACTATCTGCAAAAGAAATACGGCGACAAGTTTGCCGAAAAGTCAAAGGAACTGTCTAAAAAACTGCTGGCAAAGCTGGTTACTTATTCCTGGGTGGCTTTGAATGCTGCGGTAAAGCAGGTATCCCCGGAGCTTAAAGCCAGAAGGAAGCTCACGCCGGAGGAAGAAGAGGCGGCCAAAGCGGCGATTTTTGAAAATGTCAATCTGATTAAGAGTATCCCGAACCAGTATTTTAAGGAGATAACCGGGGTTGTTTCGCGCGCTATTCTGGGCGGGCAGGGCGTTGAGAGCATTACCAAGCATCTGGAGCATTATGAGGGCGTCACGCACCGCCGGGCGAAGAATATTGCCCGTGACCAGACGCACAAAACCTATGAGGCTTTAAGCCTGCGGCGCGCTAAAACACTGGGCTTTACCCATTTTGAATGGATACATTCCGGCGGATCACAGCAACCTCGCAGCTACCATATGCGCGAACATCCGTCCGGGCTGAACCACGGCATTTTCCGCATCGACGAACCTCCGGTTATCGACCCGAGCACCGGCACCCGCGGCTTTCCCGGCGATTTGCCGAACTGCCACTGCACAATGCGCCCGGTGTTAAAATTTGAAGACGAAGAGAAATGAAACAAGTAGACCATAACGATTTCTGGTACATCAAGGACAATCCCCTCTCCAAAGTGGGGGTTTTTCCTTATCTGGGTAAACAAATCAGTTCTGAGCTGGAGCCGGATAAGATTTATCAGGTTTACCGCCCGGCGGAGGAGCTTTTATCTGAGGAAACAATAAACAGCTTCAAGCTGCTGCCGATTGTTGATGACCACACCATGCTCGGCACTGAGCCGGGAATGATGCCGGCGGAGGAAAAAGGCGTACACGGCACGTCCGGCAGCGACGTCTATGGTAAAGACGGCAAGCTGTACGGCGATTTGAAGATTTATTCCGAGACTTTGAAAGACGAAATCGAAGCCGGAAAGAAAGAATTGTCCATGGGGTATTTCTGCGATTACGAGCTGACCCCCGGGACCTTTGACGGCCAGCATTACGACGCCGTTCAAAGAAATATCCGAGGCAATCACATTGCCTTGGTGGAAGAAGGGCGCATGGGCTCTGATGTCCGGGTAATGGACAGAAAAATCACAATGGATTCAATGAAGGAGATTAACAGCATGGTAAAAAGTGCAAAACGCGGCAATCGTCGAGCATTTGACGAAGACGTGGACAAAAGAGAACTTATTCGGGAAGTCATGGCTATTGCGGCTAAACCGAATGAAGACTTTGAAGGCGGCGAGCAGGAAAAGGAAGAAACCATCGCCAAAAAACTTGAAGAAATGAGTTACAACCGCTCAGAAAGCGGCACGGCCAACGATGATGACGTAGACAAACGCGAGGGCATTCGCCAGATTATGGCGATTGTCAAAGAAGCGGGCGGCTCTGAAGAGCAAATCCGCGAGGCGGCCGGCATTGCCGAGAAAATCAGCTATAACGATTCCGAGCGTTCGGGCGATGACGAGGAGCCGAAAAAAGAAGGCAAAGACGAAGAGCCGGAATCCTGCGCTTCGGATGAAGACGACGATGAAGAGAAGAAGTCTGAAATCGAAGAACTGAAAGAATCGATGGACGCAATGCCGAAAGCCGTCTTTGCCGAGCTTGCCAAACGTGACAAACTCTACAAAAAAATTCAGGAAAAAACCAACATCGGAACTTTTGACTGTTCGCTGATGACCGAGAAGGAAGTCGCCCGCTATGCCTGCGACAGGCTTGACCTCGGTGCGGCCAGAGGCGAAGAAATCGCTGTTCTCAAAGGCTATCTGAAAGCATCCAGAGTTTCGGAAGTCGGTTTCAGCCTGGACAGTTCGGTCGCGTCAAATTCCGGCCCGGACAAAGCAATCTCGAAATATATGGAAGGAAAATAACATGGTACAGAAAACTGTAAATATTGCGCAGGCCATCGGCGTTCCGGGCGAGTTCTATGACGATTCCCCGCGCCGCGTTGCGCCTTATGTTCTGCGCTCGGCCGAAGGCGAGGTTTCCGCAAAAGGAACTCTCAGTTTTTCCGGCAATCCCGCTGACGGCGACACCGTTACCGTAGGGGCGACGACCTATAAATTTAAAAATGAAATGGCCGCGGCAAATGATATTAAATTAGGCGCTTCGCAGTCTGATTCTATTGCCACTTTGGTTAAGGTGCTTAACGGTACCGGCGCCTCCGGCACCGATTACTATGCCGGCACGACTACCCCGAACGCTTCGGCCTCTGCCGCTGCTTCCGGCGCTGAGGTAACGGTTACCGCCAAATCCGCCGGTACTGCGGGGAACAGCGTTGCGCTGGCCGCTACCGGTTCGGCCATGACCGCTTCCGGCAGCACGCTTGAAGGCGGTGCACTCAGCTCGGTTCTGCCGACGGTTGCCCGCGTCTTCACAGCCGGTTCTGCCGACAATGAAGCAATCATCGGCGGCGAGGGCGCTTTTCGCGGTATTCTGGTCGGTCCGAAACAGTATGCCAACTATCTTAACTTTACGGCAACCATGACGCTGCCGGACGGAACCATCGGACAGCTGGCAACCATGGGACATGTTCTTGTTGCCGTTGCCAATGCCGTTTCCCCGGACGATGCCGCCGTTTACAATAATGTCACCGGCGAAATTTCGGGCATTGAAGCCAGCGGCAGCGCTCCCGAAGGTTCGACAAAAATTCCCAACTCTAAATTCATTCTGCGCAGCGCCGCAGCCGGCGAAACCGCTGTTTTAGAGCTTACCAACTAGGAGAAACATAAATGAGTAATTCTGAAATCCGCCTGGCTATCCCGGCGGAAAAGGTTCGCTCGTACTCAATGGACAGCGACACCACCGAAAAAACGCTGGATATGCTTGGCGTGGGATATACCGCTAAAGCCGTTCAGGACATGAAAGAATATTTCAGAGCTTACGGCTTTGATGCGGCTCTGCCGAATGTTGCCATGATTACGACTCCAAGCGTTTCCACCCCGATTCAGCTTCTGCAGTATTGGCTTCCCGAGGTTGTCGAAGTCGTAACCGCGGCCCGCGATATTGACAACATTGTCGGCCGTACGATTGCCGGAACCTGGGCAGACGAAGAAATCGTCCAGACTATTCTGGAACGTACCGGTCAGGCCCGTCCGTACGGCGATGATACGAATATTCCGCTGTCCTCCTGGAACCCGAATTTTGAAAGACGTAACATCGTTCGTTTTGAGGAAGGCGTTGAGGTCGGCGTTCTGGAAGAAGAACGAGCAGGAAAGATGCGCCTGTCTTCGGCAAACGAGAAACGCACGGCGGCAGCCGAATCGCTGGCAATCGAAATGAACAATATCGGTTTTTACGGATACAACGATGGTTCTAACCGTACGTATGGCTTCCTGAATGACCCGAATCTGCCGGCTTACGAAACGGCAGCACAGGGCACTTCCGGTCAGACCACATGGGAAAGCAAGACTTTTGACGAAATTCTTGCCGATTTCCGTACGGTAGCGCAGAAGCTTCGTACGCAGACCGGTAACCGTTTCAATCCGAATCGTGACGCTTGGGTTGCCGCTCTCGGTACCGATGTCGTCCAGTATCTGGATATTCCGAATGCACTCGGTTCGATGTCCATTCGCGAATGGCTGTCGAAGACTTATCCGAATCTGCGGATTGAAAGCGCCATTCAGCTGAACGGTGCCAACGGCGGCGCTAACGTCATGTATGCCTTTGCCGAACGCATCAACGGCAAAAAGGTGGTTGACCAGTATGTTCAGGACGTTTTCCGCATGCTGGGCATTGAGAAGAAAGCCAAAGGCTTCATTGAAGACTACTCTAATGCGACCGCCGGCATCTTCTTCAAACAGCCAATCGGCGTCGTTCGCGTAACCGGTATTTAAGGAGGCGCACATGCCCTATATCGCAAGTACGATGTCAACGGACGTCAACTACTGCTTCTACGGCAAGACGCCGACCGGCAGCAACGAAGTCCGCAAGTCAATCCTCGTTTCCGGCAAGGCTAACGTGGCCGACAGGCATTTCATTACCAAAGACGGCGCCGTTACCAGAGTCAGCAACGAAGAGCTGGCTTTGTTAAAAGAGCACCCGGTATTCAAAATGCACGAAGCCAACGGCTTTGTCAAAGTCTGTGCTACCGAAAGCCGTGCCGAAAATGTTAAGGAACTGTCCAAAAAAGACGCTTCCGCTCCCAAAACGCCCGATGATTACAAGGCACAGGGCAAAGAAGCGCCAAAAACCAAGGCAAGGTAAAAATGAGCTCTACCTATGTAACCGTTACCGTCGCTGAATTTCGCGCCCTCTATCCGGCGTTTGCCGACCCGGAAAAATATTCCGATGCCGTGCTGGAAGATACGCTGGACCTGGCAACCTGCTACATATCCCTGAAAAATTACGGGGCGTTGCAGGGAAAGTGCCGCAAACGCGCAATCTATCTGCTGATGGCGCACCTGCAAACGCTGAAAGATATGCTGGCGCAGGGCAAGACGCAGGTAACGGTTACATCGGGAGCTTCCATTGACAAGGTCAGCGTTACTTTATCAATGCCGCCGATGAATACGCAAGCGCAGTGGTGGTTCAATATTTCAAGCTATGGCAGTTCTCTGCTGGCGCTGCTTGAGGTCAGAGCTGCTCCCGGATTTTATGTCGGCGGGTCATTTCAAAGAGTTTTATAATGCCGATAAAAGTCACTCATCATTCAACAGATGCGGCTGATTTGTTGAAAAAGTTAAGAGGCTTTTCCGTCAAAGCCGGATGGTTTGAAAATGCCAAATATGACGATAATAAGCCGGTTGCCGGGATTGCCGCCGTTCAGGACGGCGGGGCAACGATTAGCCATCCCGGCGGCACGCCTTATAAATTCGGCAAAAACGGAGAAGTTGTCTTTGTTGAAAAGGGCACGCCGAATCCGGTTGGCATAACACGGCCGCATACGATTGTCATTCCGCCGCGTCCGTTTATGAAACCGTCGGTCGAAGACAACAAAGAAGAGTTAATCGGTCAATTGGAACTAATCAGCCGCCGTATTTTAAGCGGAGAGATAACAGAAAAACAGGCGGCCGAGATGATTGGCGCGATTATGGCCGGCAATATCAAAAAGGCGATTGCCAAGGTCAACACGCCCCCGCTTAAAGCATCGACCGTTCGTCGCAAAAGAAGCGGTTATGCCGATACCAAGACAACCGGTTCTCTGACCAAGCCGCTGATTGGCAGCGGCCATTTGCTTGAAACCGTAGATTACCAGGCGGAGCTTAAATGAACCTGCTGAATGAAAACCTTTTACAAATTGCCTTCGGCGTTATTCCGCCGGAGAGGTTTCTGTATTACCGGTTTACCGGCACCGCGGAAAACGAAATCGGATTGAATGTTCCCCAGTTTGCCGCTCCGGTGGAATTGGAAGGCTCTATTCAGGGCGTTGAACTTAACATTTATCCGCAGCTCGGCCTCGATTTTCAGAAAAACTACCGGCTGGTTTACGCGTCGGTCAACATGAAAGGCATAGAGGAACAGGAAGTCCCCGACCGGCTGGAGTTTTACGGGCTGACATGGAGCGTTGTCAAAACCGTGCCGTGGATCAACTACAACGGCTGGAACGGTGTTCTGGTCGTTGAAGACAAGCGAGAACGATGATTAAAACCGAAAACCAAATCTGGGCAGATTTGAGAAAGCTTATTACGCTGGGGCTTGCCAAATTCGGCATTGAAGGCTGGCAGATAAGGCAGCTGCAGCAGCCGGTCAAAATAACCACTTTGCAGCCGACAGTTTTCATGGCGAAGCTCAATGCCCCGCGCATCGGCTGGCAGTATTCCAAAAATGAAGTTGTTGACGGCCGTCTTATGCGCACCGAAAAGTTCATACAGGAAATTCGCTTTCAAATCAGCGCCCTGAAAAAAAGAATTCCCGCCGTTGTTGACGATTTTACGTCTTCAGACGCGCTGAACGCGCTCATCAGCTGGTTCATGAGCCGCGATGGTTTGTCTGCCATCCGTGCTCTCGGATATAACACCTATCGCGTCGGCCGGCTGGAAGAACCTTTCTTCATAGACGATTCCGATACTTATGAGCGGAATCCTTATTTTGAATTTTCATTAATCGTTAACCAAAGCTATTCCGAGGAAATTCCCGGAACCAACCAACTTATTCCAAAAATTACAGGAGTTTAATCCATGGCAATTCGTCAATCCAAATATGTCGCCATAACTTCCGGGGTGGGCGGCCGCACGCTTGCGTCCCGCAAGGAGCTTATCGGCCTGATTTTCTCGAATAACGGGCTTATTCCCACCGGAACCCGGCTTGAGTTCGAGGAGGAAAAGAACGTCGGCGAGTATTTCGGCTATACTTCGGCCGAATATGAAGCCGCTTCCGTCTATCTTGGTTATGTTAACAAATACAGCAGCGCGCCGAAGAAGATAGCCTTTCAGCGTTATGCTCCGAGCGGCTCCGCTCCCTATATCCGTTCCACGCAGTCTTTGCCGGCGATTGCCGCTTTTAAGGCGGTTTCGGACGGCGGTTTGGTGCTCAATATGGGCGGCACGGCTTATACGGTTTCCGGTCTGGACTTCAGCTCTGTTGAAAATTACGCTGCGGTTGCCGCCGCCGTTCAGGCCGGTGTGCAGAAAAACTCAGCCGGGGGCGAACTCTGGACAGGAGCAACCGTCACTTTTGACGCGGATAATTCTGCTTTTGTCCTTACCGGCGGCCAGATTGGCGAAGCGGTTATTCTGAATGCCTCGGCTCCCGACAGCGGTTCCGATGTTTCCGGCCTGCTGGGTTGGAACACTGCCAGCGGCGGTATCGTATCCAACGGGACGGCGGCGGCTACGCTGACTGAAACCCTTGATGCCGCGGTCGAGCTGTCGAACAATTTCGCCTCTTTCGGCTTTCTGCAAGCGCTCGATGCCGAACAGATTGAAGAAGCCGCAGCCTGGACCAACGGCCAGAACAACCAGTTCATGTACAGCGTCAACGTTACCGGCGACGATTATACGGCGGTTCAGGCGGCGGTGTCCGGTTATTCCGGCGTTGCCCTGAACTATGACGCCTTTAACGGCTATGCGTGGCTGATGCCGATGATTCTGACTGCTTCCATTGACTGGGACAGGGCAAACGGCGTCATTAACTTCATGTATCATCAGTTTGCCAATATTCCGGTTTCAGTGTCAACCGACCAGCTGAGCGATACGCTGGACGCGCTCGGCATCAACTACAACGGCGCCACGCAGCAGGCCGGCAATCAGATTGCTTTTTATCAGCGCGGAACCTTGCAGGGCGAAGTTACCGACATGGGTGTTTATGTCAATGAAATCTGGCTAAAAGATGCCGCGGCCTCCAATTTTCTGAGCCTGCTTCTGGCTTTGCCGCAGCTTCCGGCCAATTCGACCGGCACCGGCATTGCCCGGACGTCGATTCAAAGCGTTTTGGACGAAGCGCTTAACAACGGCGTCATTTCGGTCGGCAAGGAGCTGAATGCCACCAAGAAAGCCTATATTTCTCAGATAACCGGAGATTCGGAAGCCTGGCGCGAAATCTATATGAACGGCTATTGGATAGACGTTGAAGTAACGTCCGAAACGGTCAACGGCAGCGAAGAATATAAAATCGAATATCTTCTGGTTTATTCCAAAGGAGATTCAATCAGAAAAATCGAAGGCACCCACACATTAATCTAGGAGAAAAAACATGGAAGATATTTCAGGAACCGGCATAGAAATCACGCTTATTGCCGTGCCGACTTTTCCTGCCGGGCTGACGCTCAACGCCTTTGCTGACGATACAGACCCGCTTGACACGCCGGAACTGCAAACCGCAGACTGGGGAATGGGCGTAAACGGCGACATGGTTATCTGGAACACGCCGAAGCCGATTGAAGTTACTATCGGCATGATTCCCGAGACTGAGCAGGCAAAGAACCTTGATCTGCTGGCCGATGCCAACCGTCCGGCCAAAGGTAAGCTGACAACCAAAGACCTTATCACGATGACAGTAAGTTATCCCGACGGCACTCGCAAAACGCTGACTTCAGGACGTCTGGTCGCGGCCTTGCCGCTGACGTCGGTTGCTTCGGCCGGCCGTTATAAAAGCAAAACCTATCGTTTTGTTTTTGAAAACAAACTATAAAGGAAAAAAACATGGAGCTTTTACAGCCGAAAGAAATTGAAATCAACGGTAAAATTTACCGGATTTCAAAGTTTCCGGCGACAGTCGGCCGGGAGATTGTCGCCAAATATCCGATCAGCAACATGCCGAAGCTGGGCGACTATAAGGTCAGCGAAGAAATAATGATTAAGCTGATGTCCTATGTCGAAGTCGTTTTGCCGGAGAGAAGCATCCGCCTGACAACGATTGACCTCATCAACAATCACGTGCCGGGCTGGGAAGTTCTGGCCAGGCTTGAATGGGAGATGCTGCAGCATAACTGCTCTTTTTTAGCAGATGGCAAGAGCTTAAGTTTCTTCGAAAAGCTTGCGCATCTTGCCGAACAGAAGATTACCGAAATGTTGACAGTTTCATTGGGCAAATCGTCGCTTCGGGAAAAGCAACCTTAAACGAACTGCGAACCGTCTATACGCTGGAAGACGCGTTCATGCTCTGGGAAGCCGATATTGTTCCCAAATACAATGAATGGCTGATTTCTCAGGACGCACTTAAAAAAGCCAAAGCGAGAAGTTAAATGAGTTTGATTGCCACTTATTCCATCCTGTTTGAAACGAAGGGAGCAGATAAAGTCCGCTCTGATACCAAGCAAACCGAATCAGCTGCGGAAAAATCTGCCCAGGCGACTGAAAAGACAGGTAAGGCTGCGGACAAATCGGCAGACTCGTTTAAAAAACTATCAACACAAATTATTAAGACCTTGGTGCCGATTGCCGGATTGGCAGCGCTATTAAACCGTACGCTCAGCTTTGCTTCACAGGCGGAGGAAATGTCCTATCTGGCGCAGAATACCGGCATGGCGGTCGAAAAGTTTCAGGCGCTGGCGATTGCCGCAGAGAACTACGGCGGTTCAGCAGAAGGAATCGCCGGTTCCATGCAGGGATTGAACGCTAACCTCCAGAACATGAGGTTAGGCAGAGGCGGAGGCAGCGTCGAAGAGGCAGCCATAACCTACGGCATCAATCTTTATGGCGAAAACGGACTGGCTACGGCCGAAGAACTGTTGATGAATGTTGCGGAGCGTTTCGAATCCCTTGACAGCATGCAACAGCTTGACCTCGGCCAGCGGCTGGGACTCGACGAGGGAACCATCCGCCTGCTGCAAACCGGGGTTGCCAACGTGCAGAAAGAGCTTGAACGCGGTGCAAAATATTCCCTGTTCAGCAAGGAAGACATTGAGAACAGCCGCCAGTTTCAGCGAACCATGCGTGACATCAAGCTTGGTCTGTCACAGATTTTCGGCATTGTCGCCCGTTCCCTGCTTCCGGCTTTTACTTGGCTGGGCGATAAAATAAGCAACGCCCTGCAGCTTTTTAGCGAACACAGCGGCTTTATTCTTGGGTTTTTAGGGACTGTGTCGGCAGCTTTGGGTGTTATGGCTATTAAGGCCGGATTGGCTTTTGCTCCGTTCTTAATTGCTGTCGGTTTGATTACTGCCGTTGCTGCGGCCATCGGTCTGTTGATTGATGATATTATTAATTTTTGGCAGGGAAATGAATCGTTAATCGGAACGTTTATTGAAGCCGTCAAGGTCGTATTTGGCGCCTTATGGGATTTTATCAAAGAAGGTTTTCAGGCGGTTTTTGACTGGTTGGCGGATACGAAAATAGGCAAATTGGTTAAAGGCCTGTTTGGCGGCAAAGAATCTGAAGGAACGGATGCAGACCCAAAGGTTAAGCAAGAAATTTTTGATATGGCAGATGCGAAGCGAAAATTTGAGCTGACGCAAACTCCCCTTGCCGCTGTTCCGCAGGGAAGCGTATCGGCCAGTTATTCCAATCAGGACCAGAGTGTGAAGATAGATAATATAACAATCAATACCCAGGCAACTGATGCGGCGGGTATCGCCACTGATTTGAACACGCAGATGCGGGAGTTGTTCATGTCGACGGCAAAAGCTCATGCAACTTCGAGGATTTCATAATGGTTACGCCGTCATTTTCAATCGGAACCGGTCTGACGCTCGGCGGTCTGATAATTTCGGACAAAGCGGTCAGCATTTATGAAAACAACAAGGAGATACTTAAAGATACGACGCTTATAGATGCCGATGCCCAAGACGATGCAAGAACCATGGACCATCCGATAGAAAATGGCGCGGTAGTGACTGACCATATCGTTTTTAACCCAAATCAAATTACGTTGCGCTGTTGGATGCCGAATCTTCCTTTTCTGTATAACCGGGCGTTGAATGAGATTCAAAACCTTTATAAGCAGAGCCGGGAGGTAAAAATTAAAATCCGCAGCGAGGTTTTTGAGCCGATGATTTTGGTTGCCAAACCAATTAGGGTTTCTGCCGACACGCTTGACCATATCGTTTATGAGCTTTCTTTCAAACAGATACTTGTCGCCGTCAGCCAGTATGTACCGTTACCGGTGTCAAAAGTCAGGCACAAGCAGGATGCGAGCACGGTCAGCTCCGGCGAAAAACAGCCGCAACAGTCATCATTGCTTCTTCAGGGCTTTCGAGCCGCGGGAAAACCGTTGGGAATTAACATTTAACGGATAAAATGCTCATAAAGAACAAAGCCCTCAATAGGGGGCTTTGCCTTGTCTATCGTTTAACCGACAGATAAATTCGAATTTTCCGAATAACAATAATAAGCTTTATTATCATTATCTTTCCTTTCACAATGTGAAAGGGGAAAACCTTTCCCTATTGACTTTTAGTGTCAAATAGGTTATCTTAACCGTATGAAATGAGTTAAGTTAGGTTAACCCCTTTCTAGGTTTAAGAAATTGTCCGTTGTTCCAGCAACGGACTTTTCTTTTATACCGACAAACGACGTTACTGTCAAGATTTGGGAATTTTACAATGGGCTATCAAATACCAATAATTTCTATGCCTAACCAAAGCCTGACCGTTGTCATTAACGACATTTCCTATGAGATAACGCTCCGGCTTGTCGAAGACATTATGGAGTTTTCCCTCTCGGTCAACGGCAGCAAGGTAACTGACGGCGAGCGCTGCTTTCCCAATCAGTTCATTTTGCCTTATCCATACATGCTGAACGGCGGTAACTTTATTTTCAAAACCGAAAATGAGGAATATCCGAACTGGGAAAATTTCGGCAGCACCTGTCAGCTTTTGTTTTATACAACGGAAGAGATGTCTGCAGCGGCGTCTGCATAAACATGGATTTGTTCAATGCAAAAAAGAATAATAACCACCGAATTTGCCGTTCGCGGCGGATTAAAGCGTTTTGAGAACATAAGCTGCAAGTTTCGGATTGAAAAATATATGGGCGCGGTCATGAATAAAGCCAATATAGATATTGCCAACCTTGCCCGCGAAGACGTCGAATACCTGACAACCTATACCAGCTATGCTCTGGCTGTTCAGCAGCGGAAACGCATACGTATTTCTGCGGGGTACGAAGGTCAGGATGTTGCTTTGCTTTTTGACGGCGACATTTCCGAAGCTTTGCCGACCATGCCGCCGGATGTCTGGTTGAAATGCCAGGCCATCAGCGGCTATTACAACAATCAGACACTTTTAACCAAATCTATCGACAGCCCTACTTCGGTTAAACAGCTGGCGCTGAACATTGCCAACACGCTGGGGCTGGAACTTGACTGGCGCGCCAGCAGCGAAAAGACAATCGGTTCCTTTAACTATATCGGCGGCGGGACCAAGCTCATTGACGAATTTAACCGTATGGGCAACTTCATTGCCTTTGAGGAAGACGGAAAACTTAAGGTTGTTGACAGCATCAATAAGGCCGAGAGGGTTGCCTCGTCAGCCAAGGTATTGTCGGAAGACAGCGGCCTTATTGATATGCCGCAGCCAAATGCGCTAGGCCTCTCGGCCAAGATGCTGCTTGACCCGACGGTTGTCTGCGGAAGCTATGTCAAGCTTGAAAGCAAACGCATCCCTGCCGCAAACGGTTTCTATTGGGTCTACAAACTGGCCCATGAAGGAAGCCTGCGCGAAGAATCTTTTTACACGTCAATTGAAGCAAGAAGAATATGAGTGAAGTTCATGACATCCCGGGTTTTAATCCGGCCGATATCGGCAACCTAGACGGGCTTCTCAACTATTTTGAAGACCTGTTAAACATGAATTTGGAATGTTGTCTGCCGGCAATTGTCGAAAGTTATGACCGTTCGACCAATTCGGCTGTTATTCAGCCGGCTATCAGCGCCGTGGCATCTTCCGGGCAGAAGATACCCAGAGACAGGCTTTTCAGCATTCCGGTCTTAACTTTGTCCGGTGGCGGTTTTTTCATCAGTTTTCCGGTCAGGAAGGGCGACACGGGATGGTTGGTTGCCAGTGACAGAGACATCTCTATTTTTAAGCAGAATTTGGAGGAAACGGCGCCGAATACCTATCACAAACATAAGTTTGTCGATTCAGTGTTTATTCCCGACAAAATTAAAAAGTTTACCATAACCGAGGCGGATAAAGACGGGCTGGTCATATCCAATTTGGACGGCGACAACAAAATTGTTCTGACCGGTCTGAATCAGAATGCTTCGGCCGGAAACATAAATCAAACCGCCGCAGGCAATATCAATCTTTCGGCTGCGGCGGTTAATGTTTCCGGCAATACGGCGTTTACGGACGCAGTAGCGATGCAGAAAACGCTGAACGTGACAGATTCGGCAACGGCCGGAACGCTGCATGCCAAAAATGGAGCAAGCGGTTCCTTTGTTTCAATGGACAATAAAAACATAACCGTTCAGGACGGCATAATAACGGGAATAGCCTGATGCTTTCAATTGCGACTGACGAAAACAACGACATTTATCTGGACGAATTCGGCAATCTTGCCACGGTTACCGACCTTGACGCCGTTGCGCAGGTTTGCCGCAATACGGTTCTGACGACCTACGGCGAGCTTATTTATGATGTGGATGGCGGAATTCCTTATTTCTCGACGGTATTTACCGACCCGCCCAATATCGAACTGTTTCAAAACGCAGTTGTCCAGGCTCTTCAAGGTGTTGAAGGTGTAACGCTGGTTAAAAGCTTTGAATATTCCGTTAATAACGGAACACTTTCATATACGGCCGAAATTCAGACTACTTACGGAGACATGACTCTCAATGGCTGATATTTACAATTATATTGTCAACACCGGGGTTATTGTCCCGGACACTTCCGATTTGAAAAATGACGTAACGGCTGAGTATCAGGAAGCTCTCGGTTCGGACATGAATACAACGGCCGGAACGCCGCAAGGCCGTCTGATAACGGCCGAAACTGCGGCCCGTGCCAATGTCGTGCGTACCAATTCGTTAACGGCCAACATGTTTAACATCAATCTGGCCTATGGCAAAGCGTTGGATGCGCTGGGAGCCATGTTCGGTCTGTACCGAGAGGGGGCGACCTCGAGCAGCGTGCTGGCGACGATAACCGGCGTCAGCGGCACGGTCATCCCGGCAAACTCCCAAGCCAGTACGGCGAAGGGAGTTATTTTTTACCTTGAAAATCAGGTGACCATCCCGGAGAGCGGCGCAATTCAGGCAACGTTTTTAAGTCAGGAGAAAGGCGAAATTGCCTGTGCCATCGGCGAACTGAATAAAATCATCGACGGTACTTTCGGCTGGGAAACCATTACCAACGAGGCGCCGGCCGTTCTCGGCACGCCGCAGGAAAGCGACGAAAGCTTTAAGGCACGTTTTCCCGAGGGCATTTTTACCGGAAAGTCGCTGTTGGAAGATTATTCTTCCGCCTTGAGCAAGGTTGAGAATCTGAACAGCAGCTATGTCTATGACAATTACACGAATGAAGTTGTCACGATTGACGGCGTGCAGATTCAGCCGCATTCGCTTTACAGCTGTGTTGAAGGTGGAACGGACGAAGATGTTGCCGAAGCGTTGTTTTCGGTCAAGTCGGCAGGCTGCGGCTATACCGGCAATACGACGGTTAACGTAAAAGACCCGGTTTACGGCAATTCTTATGCAGTTAAGTTTGACCGTCCCGAACAGGTTCTAATTGACGTTAAGGTAACGGTTAATCAGGAATCGGCGGCGGAAGCCGATTTGCAGCAGGCGATTATCGACACGATTCTGTCTTATGCTTCCGGCGGCATTTCGACCGTTCAGGGGCTGAAAGTCAATGTCAGTGTTTCGCCGTTTGAAATTGCGGGCGCGTTGAGCTGTTCGTTGTCGTCAATTTCCGTGCAGCAGGTTGAAATCGCTGTTCACGAACAGCCGCTTTCAACGGCGGTCATTCCGATAAAGGTTAATCAGATTGCCGTCATCACGGCTTCAAACATTACGGTGGTAATCAACTGATGAAGATATTCAATCCCGATTATGCGGTGGATTTGCTTCAGGCGCTTATCTGGCAGTATGACAATGCGCCGCGCCTGCAGAAACTCATTCAGCAAAAGCAGGACTGGTACAATCGGAACAATACCGAATTCTGGACCGATTGGCTGAATAACGTCTTCAACATAAATACGGCCAACGATTTCGGTCTGACCGTATGGGGCAAGCTGCTCCGGGTCGAGCGTACTTATACCGTCAACGGAGAAACCTATTCGCTGGATACGGAACAATACCGGCTTTTGCTTAAGGGGCGCCTTCTTTATTTAAGCATGAACGGTTCCGTTCCCGAAATCAATTCGTATTTGCATCTGCTGTTTTCCGCGCGCGGCCGTGCCTATGTCATCGACAATCAGGACATGACAATTCGCTATGTTCTTGAGTTCAGGCCGACGGAAAGCGAGCAGGTTGTTTTGCTTAACACCAAAGTTCTGCCGCGGCCGGCAGGTGTCGGTTATCAAATCAACGTAATTCCTCCGAAGACCGTTTTCGGTTTTCGGGGGCAGAATTTGTCGACCTTTAACCACGGAACCTTTTGGAACCGTAAAGATATCAGTGGGAATTAAAAAAAATGAAATCTTCAGATGTTATTGACCCGGCAGTGTTGGAAATGCCCTTTGCCGTCAACGGCGATAAAAACAATATTCCGGCGACAAATACGCCGTCAAGCGGCTATGCCAGCCAAAGCCTGGGTTTCCCGCCTATTACGCAGGAAGAACCGGAAGACGGCGGCATTCCGCCGGACAGAAAAGATTTCAACGGCCTTGGTTATATCACTACCTCGCATTCGTTCTATTCTCAAACCGGCAGCCTTTATACCTTCAGCGAATCAGTTTCCGCCGCCATCGGCGGTTATCCGTCCGGCGCCAAACTGTGGTATACCGACGCCGAGAATAAGGTTCGCCTGCTCGTATCGCTCAAAGATGACAATACGGACAACTTTATAACAACACCCTCGGTCATTGGTCCCGAAGGCTCATGGAATGATGTCATTGCGTCGGATGAGTTTGTCGCTCAGAATTATATTAACAAAGACCGGGTCAACAACTGTCTGATGTCTGTCGGCGCCTCTGTTTGGGCTTCTTTAAGCGGAAATGAGCTGTCCCTTACGGCAGAAATTATCTGCACCATCCCGGACGAACGCGATTCGAAAGGCGTGCCGCAGAGCCTTTCGGTTACGTTGCCTTCGGGGACGGAAACGACGCTTGACACGTCTTCGGAAGGAAGCTGGTTTATTCTTGCCACGGACGGAAGCCTTTCTTCTCTGGCGCAGGAGAACTTTTTCAACGGGACCTATCCGACTCCGACTTCGGGAAAAAAATATCTTGTCTTTGACGAGCTTAAAAACGCGTTTTTCTTTTCAGATACCGGTTCAGCTTATGAAAAAATTTCCTGTGCCATTGTCGGCGAATATGAAGTTTCGGGCAGCACTGCGGCTGATTTGACTTTATATCAGCCCTATACGCTGGCCACTCAGACGGACGTCGCCCGTATGATAAAGATTATAAATAATAAAATTCAATTAGTCAGCGCCGTTCCGGCTAATGCGGAAAGCAATGTTTTATATTGTATTGCGGAGTCATAATGTCCCTTTATTTTGGAAATAAAAAAATCCGAGACACCTCGTCGCCGGGTCTGTTTCTAGGCTCGACCATGATTAAACAGGCTTTTACTTTACCTAAAACAAACGGAATTACTTATATTCCACAGGACATAAAATTTGAGATTGTTGACGGTACAACGCCGACTTTATACGCCGGAAGTGAGGTCTGGGTTCCTTACGGCCATAACGCTCCTGAATATTCAATCGGCGACAGTCTGAACAGCGGCATTATTACGGCTATAAGCTGGGACGGCTCGGCTTTGTTTTATAAGGTTCGTTATGATACAGACCTTAATATTGATATTACTGATGACCCGGCGGTCGCAGATTTTGTTACAAGCATTGGTACTAATCACCGTTTTTATTGGTATAACACTAACGTCACTTACAGCCAAGATACGGCGCCGAGCGGCTTTGGGGGACAATACGCGCTTTGGTATGACACGGCCGAGAATGTTGTAAAGTGTACCAGCGATTCAGGGGCTACATGGAATGGATTGATTTCTTTGCCTATCGGTATTTTCACAATGGCCGGAACCGGCGCCACAAAGACGCTTAAATATGTTTTTAACGGCGTCGGCTATATCGGCACGACGGTTTTTGCGGTTCCGGGCGTGAAGGGGCTGATGGCCGACGGGTTGAACGAGGACGGCAGCTATAAGAGCATAGAGCGGACTTTTGACAGGTTCGTCATGCGAAGCATGGCCTTTGACCGGACCGCGTTCTATGGCGTTGTCCTTGACGGCGAATATACGATACAAGGCGATAATTATATGGAAGCGGCGGAATTGCCGGCGGCACCGGACGGTTATGCTTTCTGCTACCGGAAGTCTGACAATACGCTTTGGTGGACGTTGAACAACAATACCTGGGTTCAGTGTCATGGGCTGCCGATTGGTTTCTGGACAACTTCAACCGGCGGTATCAGCAATTTTAATCCCGCTAAAAACTATGTGAAGGTTTACCAATACAACTCCTATGAACCGGATACGGTGCTTTGCGATATAAACAACGGCGCTTCAGCTTCCGTTATCTTTAAAAAAGGTGTTTATTATGTTCGAGGACAAGGTGCCGGCGGTGGCGGTGGCAGAAATGGTTACTTCGGCAACGGACAAGGCGGCGGCTCGGGAGCAGGTTTTGAAGGATATATCTACGTTAAGAGAGACTTGGGCGCAGTTTCTGTAAGCACCGGGGTTGGCGGTACCGAGGCGTATGACGGCAATCCGGGAACAGATACCATTGTTGGCTCCATAATGACTCTTGGCGGCGGCAAGGGTGGTGCCGGCGAAAACAAAGAGCATGTTGCCAATGCCGGAATCTATACTTTTAATTCCTCTGATGACTGGGAAATCATTTCTTTCACAGTCGCTCAAAACGGAAATCAGGGATTGGAGGCGACGTCTTCTGGTGATTTTGTTTCTGGCGGCAATAGTGTTCTTACCAATTCCGGCGGAGGTAAAGGGCATGCTAACGCCACTGCTCCCGGAGCCGGAGGCGGCGGAGGTTATCAGTTTAATATTAACGGAGGCGATGGGTATTATGGTGAGCTTAAAATTCAATATATTCGTTACGAACCCTAATCGCATAAAAATAATTTTTCTATTTTTAGTGGGGTAATCATTTGACAATTTATAAAGCCCTGATATAGTTTTGTCATGAATAAGCAGATGATAAAATACTTAGGGTTTTTCCTGTTTTTGGGCTTTTGGGGTTTTCAGGCCAAAGCTGAAGACCTGCAGGTATATTTTTCGCCATCGTCCAAATGCGAGAACAGTATCGTTAAATTGATAAACCAGAGCGAAGAAAGCATTTCTGCGGCCGTTTATGCCATAAACAACGATGCGATTGTGGAGGCGCTTAAAAAAGCGCATGACCGGAATGTCAACATCCGCATTTTAACCGACCGTCTGCAAGCCTCAAACCGCAGCTCCAAGGTTCGGGAACTGTACGATTACGGCATAAATATCCGCGTACACAGCAAGTTTAAAATAGAGCATAACAAATTTGCCGTTTATGACGAAAAAATTGCTTCCAGCGGTTCTTACAATTGGACGAATCCGGCCAGTGACAAAAACAGCGAAAACTGTATTTTCTTCATTAAAAACAAAAATGCCGTAAGACGCTATCAGAGCCGATTTGAATACCTCTGGCGAATTAATACCAAAAAGAAGTCAGACCAATGGTTTGACCGAAAACAAAGCTGATTTTGATAAGATAAAAGCCCCGGAAAACCGGGGCTTTTCATTTCTATTATTTTGATAGAGGCCAGGGCGGCTAAAACGCCCTGACTTAAGAATTGCAGTTCTTAAAGCTTCAAGCCTCCGGAAGACTCGAATACTCTCTATACACTCGTACAAGTGCGTTTAAACGGCTATCACGCCGCAAACCGAGAGTCAACTCATAAAATTTTATTACCGGCCTTTTTAAGAATTGCTCCGTTTCAATCTTTTTTCGGAGTGGAAAATTGGAAAACTCAACAAAGGAAGTATTCCGCAGCTGTTTTTGGTGGGCTTTTTTTATCGGAGTCATCACCATGCTTATTCGTCCTTTTATATCCATCAGACAGACCATCCGCGATACGGCCATAACATTTCTGGTCAGTATGCTGTCCGGTCTTCTGGCTGAATACCTCAACATCCCCGAAGCTGTCAAATACGGGCTTTCTGGCGTCTGTGGCCTTTTTGCGGTGCGTTTGTATATTATCGGCGAAAATCTTCTGTGTCAGACGGCCAGAAATCCGGTCGGCTGTTTCAAACGTATTTTAGGCAAAAAAGATGATTGATTTGAACGAAGTGGTGCAGAGGCTTTGTCTGCACGAGGGGATAAGGCTGCAGCCGTATCGGTGCCCGGCCGGCTATCTGACTATCGGTGTTGGCAGGAATTTGGAAACCAATCCGCCGACGGCTGAAGAAAAGAAAATCTGCGGCGACTGGCAGCACGGCATTACCAAAAACGCCGCTTTCTTTTTGCTCAGAAACGATATTAAGCGCGTCGAAGCCGAATGTGTCGAACGGATTCCGTTTTGGAAACAGTTGGACGACGAGCGGCAGTATGCGCTGGTGGATATGGCTTTTAATCTTGGCATTGCTGGACTTTTGAAGTTCAAGAAGATGCTGGGTTATATGGGTGTCGGTAACTACACGCAGGCGGCAACCGAATGTCTGGCTTCAAAATATGCCAAAGATGTTGGAGAAAGGGCGGTACGAATTGCCCGTTTAATTGAAAAGGGAGTATGGAAACTATGATTTACTTAATTTCATTTTGCATTATAGCGATTTCAGCGCTGTTGTGGCGCATTCGCGGTGGACTGTGGAAAGAATATATTCCGGCGAACAAGATTTGGTATGCGTTGTTTTTCGGTATTTGTGGGTATTTCCATTTTGGAAACAGCCTCGAGAAAGCCATTATTGGTTTTGTTGCATGCTATGTAAGTTATCAACTCTACGGCTGGGGGCTATATATCGGTCGGCTACTGGAAGGCGGCAAGCTTAACCCAAACTTAGTGCAGTACCGGGAGTGTGAGCTGATAGACGATTTGCTGTATAGCTGCCGTATCAGCTTTAAGGGAAAAACCATCTGGCTGTATGAATATCCGAAACTGTTCGGCTTTTGCGGTACGACGTTGACCGGTCTAATCATTACATTTTTGTGGGGTTTGTATTTTGGCAGCCTGCCGCTAATGCTTTCCGGTCTTGCGATGGGCTTAAGTTACTGGCTGGGTGGAAAGCTTGAAAAGCTCTATGCAATTGGAAAGTCTGGATGGAATTGGGGCGAGTATATATTCGGCGCTTATCTCGGCGGCTGGCTGGCGTGGGGGCTGCTGTGAAATATGCGGTTCTTATTGGTCTTTTTATCCTTATTATTGCTGGAGCTTATTATACTGGCTATCGGGTGGGAAGCTCTGACAAACAGGTTGAATATGTGACAAAGCAGGTGGAGGTTGTGAAGTATGTTTCACAAAAAAAGGCAGAAATTTATGCTAAGCCTAATGCTGGCCATGCTGAGCTGCTTAAGCTCATGTACGACGGTAAACTCTGACTATTGTCCGGTGTGGCCGACAGCTGGTTCGGCCGTTGCTGCCGAGTTGGAAAAGGCCAGCTGTTCGGAATTTCCGAACACTTGGGAGTGGATAGGTCGGCTGAATAAATTAAGGCAGGAATTGGAGCTTTGCAGGTAATTACTGTTCTTTCTTTGTTCTTACCAGCAAAGCAAAAGTCAGAATGGCAAAATTTTAAAGTCAGAATGCCGATAAAATATAAAGTAAAAACAGTATATTAGTGTGTGTTGGCATCGGTCTCCAAAACCGAGTGTCGTGAGTTCGAATCTTACTGCCCCTGCCACTCAAGATGAAGACGCTGAAAAGCGTCTTTTTTCTTTATAAATCAATAACTTAACTGAGTCCGTGTGAGGTGCCATAAAAAAGGCCATTTCCCGCTTGTTACACGGACCATCCCAAACAAAATCCTTTTTTACTCCTGGCATGAGAAATATAATCTCATTAGTTTTAGGGAATAATTACCTGAAATTTAACTAATATTTTATTTATACATCTTATAAGAATTAGAGCGTTTAAAAAATAAGAGGTTACA